ACTAATAGATAGCAGTAAAATTGCTAAGGCAGATAGAGATGACCAAAGAAAAGATTAAAAGAAAAAGAGGTAGACCTAGTAATGCAGAACTTGCTAGGAGAAAAGAAGAAGCTGAAAAAGATACTATTATAAAATGGGTATCTGTTATAGGCATAATTCTCATTCTAGGAATATTTATACAAAATGCTACAGCAGATCAGATAGTACATAAGTTTAAATCTCCATCTTTTAGTGGTATTAATACATCTAGTCATTATCTAACTATAGAAAATCAAGAATTTAGTCGTAAACAAGCTATAAAAGCAGAAATAAAAGCTTATAAAGAAGAACTAGCAAGAGAAGCAGAGAATACTACTTTGGCTAGATTTATAAGAAACCTAGAATCAAGAATCTATGCACAATTATCAAGACAATTAGTAGACAATCTATTTGGCGAAACACCTAGCGATTCAGGAACTATAGAACTTGAAGGCAATATCATTGAATACACTAGTGATGGACAATTTATCACCCTTAAAATAACAGATGCCGATGGAAATGAAACAATTATTACCTTGCCTATTGGTTCTTTTACATTCTAGCTGTACCGTTCTTAATGTTCTAGAAGATACAGAGCAAATAAGATACGAAACAAAGAAAAAAGACAAACCAAGTATATTCTCATTACAATCTAAAGAACTTGCAGAGGTTCAATCTCCTACATCTATGCCTGTAGTGGCTGTTTATCCTAATTCTTTTACAGATCAAACTGGGCAACGTAAATCTAACTCTGAATTTGCATTATTTTCTACTGCTGTAACCCAAGCACCTAGCAACCTACTTATAAGAGCTTTAAAACATGCAAGTAATGGAAAGTTCTTTAGGGTTGTTGAAAGAGTAGGCTTAGATAACCTCACAAAAGAACGTCAAATAATTAGAAGTACAAGAGAAGAACTAGAAGATAAAAATAACCTTATGCCCTTGCTATTTGCAGGTGTATTGCTAGAGGGTGCAGTCGTAAGCTATGATAGTAATCTAACTACAGGTGGTGCAGGTGCAAGGTATTTAGGAATAGGCTCAACGGTACAGTATCGTGAAGATACGATTACTATAAGCCTTAGAATGGTTTCAGTAGCTACTGGAGAAATTCTTGTAGAAGTTTTGTCTAGCAAGACAATACTTAGTTATGGTCAGTCACTAGATGTGTTTAGGTTCATAGATATGTCCTCTGAATTAGTAGAAGTGGAATTTGGTATTTCACGCAACGAAAGTACAACTGTTGCTTTAATGAAAGCTATAGAAGGTGCTGTTTTGGAACTAATAATTATCGGTTACGATAAGGGATATTGGAAATATGAAGAAAATAAAATTAATGAGCCTGTTTGTGATGATGAGTGCATTGATAACATACGCGGATAATGAAATATATGTAAACCAAAGTGGTAATACAGCAAGTATTGATCTTGAGCAATTAGGTAGCTCTAACCTTATAGGTGGAACTTTAGCAGTTTCAGGAACAATGACTGCTCTTGATCTTGATGGTTTAACAATGACATTAGATATTAACCAAATTGGTTCATCTAATATATTTAGATCAGATGGTATTGATGGAGACAACTTTACAGGTTTCTTTGAATTTGATGGTGATAGCAATGTTATGGATATTCTTATGAATAGCACAGGTCTAATAAGTGCTGATTATGTAAACCTCAATATTGATGTTACAGGTGGCAGTAATGAATTTGATTTAGCTATAGCAGAAAATGCAGATTCATCTTATTTAGATTTAGACTGGATAATACTGGGCGATTCTAATGAACTAAATTTTGATATAGATTATGCAAATGCTATAAATTTTGTAGATGTTAATGGTAGTTCAAACACTATTAATTTCACAGGTAGTGGTTATTCAGGTAATACATCATCTGATGCAGGATATTTTTACATGGATTTGAATGGTAATAGTAATACTTTCAACGTCATACAATCATCAACACTAGCAAGGGATTGGTTAAAAATTGAAACTACTACATCTAACTCTAATATTTGTATCACTCAAAATGATGGGGGAACTTCCACAGGTTGCTGATATAGGTGATATATCAGAGCTTAATGGTTCTGCACAAATAGTAAGAGATCAGCCCTTAAAAGCTGAATTAAAGCTTGGCATACAAAGTAATGATGAAGCCATAACTACTAATGGTCGTATGGCTATAACCTTTCTTGATAACTCAACTGTAAGGCTTACAGAGCATTCTGAACTATTTATAGATGAATATATCTATGACCCTAACCCATCTAAATCTAAAATGGCTCTCACCTTCGGATTAGGCACAGCAAGATTTATTACAGGCAATCTTAATAGAATAGACAAGCAAAATATCCAACTTAGAACACCTACAGCAAATATAGCGATAAGAGGTACAGATTTTACAGCTACAGTAGATGAGTTAGGTCGTAGTCTTATTATATTGTTACCTGATGCTTATGGGCTATCTAGTGGTGAAATAGAAGTCATTACAGCCACTGGTAGCGTACTTCTAAATAAACCCTTTCAAGCTACTACAGTTTCTGTATTTGAGAATGCACCAAGCAAACCTGTGATATTAGATTTAACGCTAGACATAATAGATAACATGCTAATTGTCACACCACCTGTAGAAGAAATAGTTGAAGGTGAAGAGATAGTAGTGCAAAAGAAAAACATCTTAGACTTTAATGATCTTGATATAGATTATTTAGAAGAAGATTTTTTATCAGAAGATGAGCTTGAATTTACAGAGCTAGATATAAACTTCCTAGATGTGAACTTCTTAGAAGACTTATTAGATGTAATAGATGCTTTAGCTGTGGCACAAGAAGAAGATCTGTTGGTTGATGCAACATCTACTAGAATAAGAGGAACTAAATTAGGTCAAGATTTAGATACTCAGATTACAACATTCTATACAGGTGACAAATTAACTTTACTTAGAAGTGTCAATAACACAGCAAGAGTTGAAGTAGATAGTGATGCTAGTTACACAGTAATATTTATTCAAGACGGTGTGTCTAAGGTAGTAACTATAAATGGTGGAGAAGGTAGCACAATTAGAATAACGCAGGATAACTAATGAAAAAACTTATATTATCAATACTTATACTATTATCACTTCCACTTATATTTCAAAGTACACCTACTGAAATAATAAAACTAAGAACCTTTGATGCTTTAGTCAAACAATACAACCCATCAGGTAACTTTGTAATTCTAAACATTACAGAAGAAGATGTAGAAAACGAGGGTGGCTATCCTTTACCTAGAAGAAGATTAGCTGAAATACAAGTTGATCTTATTAATAAAGGTGCTATTGGCGTTGGTTGGGTTATATCTTTTCCACAGGCAGACAGACTAGGTGGTGATGAAGCCTTTGCAGAAGCATTAAGTTACGCACCATCTGTGATTGCAATGTTTGAAGATGGTAAAAATAATTACCCTAAATCCACTGGAACAGTTGTCAAAGGCAATGATGTTAGTGGTATAGTAAGTATGGGAGTCAAGGAAAACCTGAACACTCTAAAAGATAATACACTGCAGGGTCTAGCCATTGCTCCCACTGAAGTAGATCAATTAGTAAGAAGAATACCCCTTTTAGTAAACACTCCTGATAACGAATGGATTCCTGCATTCGGCACTCAAATATATAAAGCTCTATTTGGTGTAAAAACCTATATTATAAAAACTAATGATAATGGTATAGAAGAAATATCAATCAGAGGAATACCACCTATAAAAACAGACAGTCTTGGTCGTAAGTGGATTAGTTGGGTAGATACACCACAAACAGATCTTAAAGAAATGAACGTAGAAGGTAAATTTGTATTTATAGGAGTAACTGCAAATGGAGTAATGCCACAGATAGCTACTCCTGTAGGATTATTAGAACCACATAAGATACAGACAGCTTTAGCAGAATCAATTCTTATAGAAGATAGCCCTTATATACCTGATTGGGCTTTAGCCTTAGAAATACTTATATTTATCGTTTCTGTAAGCCTTATATGGCTTGTATTGAACGCTTTTGGTGTTACTTGGGGGATTATATTAGCTATATTAATAATGTTGTCCACAGCTTATACAGGATATGGACTTATCCACAGGGGAATATTAATAGATGTCACTTGGTCATTGATATCACAGTTTATAACAGGCTCTATAGCTTTATATATAAGATTTAGAGAGCAATGGAGACTAAGAGAACAAATTAAAGGACAATTTGAACACTATCTTGACCCAAGACAGGTCAAAAAATTACAAGATAATCCTAGTTTATTAAAATTAGGTGGTGAAAGACGTTATGCAACTTTTTTATTTACAGATGTTCGTGGTTTTACAGCTTTATCAGAATCATTAGAGCCTGAACAAGTAACATACATTATGAATAGAGCATTAACCGCACAACAAGAAGCAGTGCAAAAACATGGAGGTATGGTGGATAAATATATAGGTGATGCAATGATGGCTATATTTAATGCACCTATAGATCTAGAAGACCATGAAACAAAGGCATTAGAATGTGCTATAGATATACAGAAAAACATGCATGAGCTAAATTATGTATTAGTAGATGAAGGGATTACACCAGTTACTATAGGTATAGGAATAAATACAGGATTTGCAGTTATAGGCAATATGGGTTCTAAAAATAGATTTGATTATACTGCTATAGGTGATGCTGTTAATGTTGCGGCAAGACTTGAATCAGGAACAAAACAAGCAGGTGTAGATTTGCTAATTGGTCAAACAACAAAAAATGCTATAAAATTAGAATTAACATCTTTAGAACCAATTCAGGCTAAAGGTAAAAGCGAAAAATTACAGGTGTATACATGGGGTTCAAATTATCGTTAGCATTAGGTGGCTTACTGCTAATATCCCTTACAAGTAGCACATGGTATATAAACAAGTTACAAGATCAAATAGCAGTTTTAAAAGGTAATCAGATAGCCTTAGAAAATTCTATAGAACAACAAAATGAGTCTATAAAAAAAAATATAGAAAAACAAAAACAGACACAAGAGCAAGTAAATGTTCTAACTGCAAAGAACCAAGAAGCACAAAGAGAAGTAAATAAATTAAAAAATACCTTTGCTAAACATGACCTTGATAATCTTGCTTTAGCTAAACCTAAGTTAATAGAAAATATAGTCAATAAAGGCACTAAGAAAGTAAAAGATGATCTTATAGCCTTAACTAATCCAAATCAGTTTGATGAAAAACCTAATAATAGTTAGTTTCACCCTATTCTACTTCACAGCATGTTCTATGTTGCCAACACAACCTAAACCTGTAGAAGTAATAACAGTTGCAGAGCCTATGCCAATGTACCATCCACCACTCCCCATAGAACTTAATATAGTGGATATTGACTGGGAAATTTTAACCCCTCGTATAATGGAAGAGTACCTTTCAGACTTGGAACAAGGTTCTGCACCACCTACAGCATATTATGCTTTGACCTCTAAAGATTACGAAAATCTATCAATGAATATGGCAGAGATAAAACGCTATATCAAAGATACTTTACATATTCTTGAATTCTATAGAGATTATGATAAAAAAGATCAACCTCAAGAAAAGGTGTCAGACACAAAATAATCTGATACCATTTAGATTCATTCATTATAGGAGAGATTAATATGTTAGGAATGATAGGAGAGTGGTTAGGTATAATTACAGGTGTTGTATGTGGTGCATCAATACTATGTGCTTTAACACCTACACCTAAAGATGATGCCATGATTGGAAAGCTCTATAAGATTTTAGAGTTAATGGCTTTAAACATCGGCAAGGCAAAGCAGTAAGCTATGTCTGAATCAGTCACACCATTTGTATACAACGCTATACTTGAAAGGGTAATAGATGGAGACACCATAGATGTGACTTTAGATTTAGGCTTTGACGTAAAGCTACACAAACAAAGATGTAGACTCAATGGTATAGATACACCTGAGTCACGAACAAGAAATTTAGAAGAGAAAGCATTAGGGCTTAAAGCAAAGGAAAGGCTAAAAGAACTATGTGCTGAAAAATTGGTAATACAATCACATGGCAAAGGAAAATATGGCAGGATTCTTGCAACACCTTTTACAAAAGATAAAAAAGATATTTGCAAAGCACTCATTGAAGAAGGACACGCAGTTGAATACTGGGGTGGCAAAAAAACAGCCAAAGTTAAAAAAGACGGAACTTGGGGAGAATAATATGAAAATATCACAAGAAGGAATAGCACTTATAAAAGTATTTGAAGGATGCAAATTAGAAAGCTATCTTTGTGCCGCAGGTGTATGGACAATCGGATATGGACATACAAAGATGGTAGAAGAAGGGCAAGAGATAACACAGGAAGAAGCAGATAATATATTACTAAATGATCTAGAGATATATGAAGAAGCTGTACTTAAAGCTGTAGAAGTACCACTGCATCAACACCAATTTGATGCTTTAGTTTCATGGACTTTTAATCTTGGTGGTGCGAACTTAAACGCTTCAACTATGCTTAAAGTAATAAATAAAGGCGAATATGAAGATGTTCCTGCACAGATAAAAAGATGGAACAAAGCAGGTGGAAAGGTATTGCAAGGTCTTATAAGACGTAGAGAAGCAGAAGCATTATTATTTGAAGGTAAAGACTGGGAAAATGGCACTAAGTAAAACACAAACTAAAAGACTAGGTGGAATATTAGCAATAATGTTTGGTGATGATATACCTAGTGAAAACCTAACTGCTTTGATTGGAGATGGTTTTATAAAAGTAGAAGGACAAAAATATACTCTTACAGATAAAGG